AGGAACAGGTTGGGGTAGACTTCAATGGGGTAACTCTGGATGGGGCGTAGCTTACAGTGTTTTAATTGGAGTAACAGGTGATACACCTGCTGGATTAACAGCTTCTGTGGGAGCAGTAATAGGTGAACAGTTTTTAGATGTTCCTCTAACAGCTCCTTCAAACCAAGGTGCATCTGCTATTGGTTCTGTAACCACTCAACAAATAACACCTGTGCCTTTAACAGCTCCAAGTCAAATGACTTCTGAAGTTGGAGATTTTGATAATGCAGGAACTTTA